GAGTTTAGTTATTAGGATGCTTGCCTGATAGTCTTTTAAGTTCTTCAATAGACCATTTTTCACGCTTAGTTAATTTTAATATTTCTGTATTATTAAAAGATTTAGGTCCAAGAGTAACTACTGGATCTTTTGCTAAAAAATCTATATCTACATACCCTCTTTCCCATAAAGAAAGAATTTCAGCATTTACAGAATTCATATGATCATGATATAGTTCTGGCATTATTTGTTTAATTTTGGGAGTAAATGAGTACAATAATTCTCCATTTTCAGCGTCAACTCCAGCAACTTCCATTGCCCCTTCAAGGATTAGCCTTTCAATTATTTCATTTTCATCTGAAGTCATATTTTTCCCATCTGGATTAAATATCCTCTTGAACAATTTTTTCATAATTAATAAAGTCCTCTAACTCTCCCCTTGTTTTTGCCCCAGTTATGCGATTTATTTCTTTACCATCTTTTAATAAAATAAATGTAGGGATTGAACTAACCTTGAATTGTTTAACTAATAATTGTTCATAGTCAGCGTCTACCATCTGAAACTGAAAACCTTCTCTTTTCATATCTTCAACAATAGGTTTTACTTTTTTACAAGGCTGACACCAGTCTGCTGTAAAATAAAAAATAGTTTTCATTTTCCAGATTTTGCTCTAACGTTTTTTAATACTTCAAAATCTTTAACTTTTGTTTCTCCAAGATATCCCCAAGCATATCCATTGTTAATCATTTTGTCATTAATTGATTCAGTATCACCATTAACATATAGCCAGCCAAGAATGCGACCATACTTTTCGGATGAGTTCATTTTTTCAGTTTTAATTACGATAGGCTTTGCATCTTTAAGATTTTTCTTTAAATATTCTTTGGATTCAAGGCCAAGAGCCTTTTCAAACTTATCTGTTGTACGAGATTCTGGAGTATCAATACCCGCTAAACGAACGCGGGATGAAAACATAATGTCAAACCCTAAATCAATAATTACGTCAATGGTATCTCCATCAACAACTCTTGTTACTTCTTTTACAAAATACTCATACACTGTATTACTCCAATCATTTTATTTTATTCTAACTTTTTACGTTCATCAGTAACGTTTTGAGCAAATCCCATTAAATTAGCATAGCCAGAAGATGTTTTTATAATTTTATTATAATGATGACCACAAAAATATAAACATCCAGATTTTCCATCAACCTTTACAAGCGCCTGAGAATTACATTTATCGCAAACATCAAAAGCAGTTAGTTTCCAGTTATTTTTTTCTGTAATACTGGGATGATCTTTAATAATACTATTCATAATGTTATTATACATCTACTTTCTGTTGTCGGTTGAATAAAATCCGCTACCGTTAAAAATTGCAGCGGGTGCACTCCATAATCTTTGCATAGATTCATTACAACATATTGGATACTTGTCATCATCAATTGATTTTTCAAACTCAACCTGTGAAGAGCAAACAAAACACTTGTAATCGTATCTAGGCATAATACTCCTTTAATATATGGACAGTTTTATGACATGTCCAGGTCATATATACAGTATACAGTCTTATCGGCTATTTAGCAACTTTTACTTTAATTTGCTTTGGCTTTTTGTCTTCTGGAACTATACGTTCAATGTTAATATTTAACATACCGCAACAAATTTCTGCCCCAGTTACTTCCATATATTCGCCTAAAGCAAATGTACGAGTAAATTTACGAGAAGCAATTCCTTTATGAACAACTTCTCCCTCTTCTGTATCACTAGTTTCACCTTTAACAATTAATGTTCCACTATCTACCGAAACATTAAGGTTTTCTTCATCAAATCCAGCAACGGCCAAAGATAATTTATATGTATCTTCGTCTACTTTAATAATGTCATAAGGCGGATATGCCTGACGAGTTGCCAGATTATGTACTGTGTTTAAACGTTCCAATTCACGATTGAAACCAATAAAAAAAGGATCTTTAAAAAGATCCAACGCAAATGAACTTACCATTTTATATTCTCCTTTTCAGCGAGTTTCATTTATGTACCCCCTTTTGGCAGGTACAAATCTATTATACCAAATTTTAGTACCCCCAAGGGGAATTGAACCCCTGTTACCACCGTGAAAGGGTGATGTCATAACCACTAGACCATGAGGGCGTGGAGCGGAAGACGGGATTTGAACCCGCAACATCTACCTTGGCAAGGTAGTATTCTACCGTTGAACTACTTCCGCAACACTTATATTATTTAACCCAAGACCCAAGTAAAGAAATTAATGTTTGAATTTTTGATAATAATAAATTTAAATTATTATTAACAAAATTTTCTTGAATTTCTTCAGTTGTTTTTCTGTTGTCAAAACTTACTGTTTCTTGTATTGTGTTAATTAAATTTGTTTCTTTAACACTCAAAATTGTTAATGAATTTTCATCAAATGCTACTGGAATCATTTCAACCTGACCCCAAGATTTTCCAATTGTATCTTCATATGTAAAAGATCTTGAAGATACTGGAATGCTTACTTCAGAAGTTGTAATAGTTTCATTTTGTGTTTCTGTAAAACTATTATTAATTCTAACACTCTCATTAATTATAAAAATTCCACTTGAGTATACAACCTCTGTGCCTAACTCTGAGTTTCCAATGTAACTACCTTGACCAGTTGCATCATGTGTAACTGGGTTTGGCGCAACTTGTGGCACAACTGTTTGTCCTGCCCATGTACCACCACCACAAACTGAGGCTTGGCAGACAATAACATTTGTTACCACTCCTTGAGAATCTAACATTGCCCAAGTTCCACATGGATTATTTTCATTACATTCACTAGCAATTGCTGGTGAATAATTAAAAACAAATGTAGACGTTATTAATATAATAAAAATTAATATATTTTTTTTCATTTTTATTTTTTCTCCCTTGTTGTTTTATTTTAAGTTTTTAATTTGTTTTTTTATAAGTATATCAAAATAACTCATAAAGTTCAACTTTTATTTTTTTTAGGTAATTGATGTTCTTTAAATTTGTTTTGACGAATATCTTTTCCAGTATAATAAAGTCTGTCATAATTTGTTCTATTTTTAGATCTTTTTTGTGTATGTTCTTCAATAACATCAATCTCTTCTTTTATAATATTACTATCAAAAACATCATACGCATTTTTTAATTCAAAAGAATCACAAAAATATCTTGGTATTGGAATCATTCCAATTAATGGATAATCAGGTTTTATTGTAATAAAAGTATTTGGTAAATCTATTTTTAGATTAAGAGTAAAAGTAAATCTAATGTTATCAGATTCTACAACACCAGTCATTGGACTTAATCCAGGAAGTGGAAAATTTGGTGGTGCAATTGTCATTAAATTTATTCCTGGTGGAGTTTTTAATGTTAATGGAAAATGAAATGTTAAAATTCCACTTCCAAATTCTGATGATGGATGAATAAAATTATAATTTTTATATTTATTAAAATCATCATAATACTTTATATCAATATCTTCCATTGAATCTCCGCCATTCCAAAAAACAGTAATTGTATATGGCAAACTAAAAATAAATCCTTGCATATTACCAATTGATAAAGGTAAACATTTATAAAAATGTGGTGTAAACCAATCTCTTTTATGGTCAGTATTTAATGGTTTTAAAAATAAATTAATGTCTTTTAAATTAAATTTTTTAAGTCCTTTTTCAGGAATAATTGGAAAAAACACAATAGTTTTATCTGGAACTACAAGATCATCATTTTGATTTATTATCATATTTTGTCCAATATTTTAATTACAACTTGACAAGGGTCTCCGCCCTCTTCCCATTCTTGTGTTTCTTCTTCACTCATGTAGGGATCTCCTTCATGAGTATTGCAAAACGGCTCTGTTACCCATCCCCGTTTAATTCCATTAGTTAGCCAAATTTCAAATTCATCAATGTTAAATTCTTCTTTTTGTAAATCTTTTAATATGTCATTAAAATTTTCCATATATAAAGTATACCTTTAAATGCTTACTACGTCAATAGGACCCATACAAGATGGGCTAAATTTAATAGCAGCATTTACTGCTCCAACCACTCTTTTACGAGGGTCTTTGGATTTTTCTGTAGCATTTAAATATCCATAAGCGTACTCAGCACCAGAACCCATTGCTAAATATTCTAAATTATATTTAGACAAAGACATATCAACAGCGTTGTGCTCATATATTTGACCTTTAATACAAATAATTAAGCCAAGATCAGCCTCTTTACCAGTATCAACCCACCAATCACTATAAAAATTTCTTAATTGTTTAATAAATTTAGTTTGCATAAACTTATCTAGGTCTTTTATATCTGGAACATATGGATTAAAATTATATCTAATTCGTTCTCCATCTAATGCCCCCGCATACCCCAGCAGGTATGGACCAAGTTTCCAAACCTTTGGTGCTGTTAAAGAAAGTATTGTATTGTCGTCAGATGCGCCACGATCTCCAGCCATATATATTTTATTTTCATGACGGACGACAGCCAAAACAGTCATACAGATCCCCTTAAGGTAAGTCTTTTAAGTATATCAAACGATTATTGCTTAGTCAAACACCGTTATTTAATTGCTTGACCACATTCTGA